AATAATCAGATTGTCCCGGTAGGCCAAGCGCAAGCCGGAGACCTAGTGTTCTATCAGTTCGACGCAGACGCGCAAGCAGACCATGTAGGTATCGTCAAAGGCCACAATACAACGCTAAAATACATGTACGTCTACGAAGGAAATACCTCGGCAGACAAGAAGGGTAGTCAGAGCAACGGCGACGGCTATTACCTCAAAAAGCGTGACTACAAGACCATCATGGCCGTAGCGCGTCCGAAAGGATAAAGATGAATGCAAAGACTCAGGCAATGCTCGCCTCTTACGCTCGCAATTTTATTGCAGCGGCAGGAGCGGTAATTGCAACAGGAAATACCGACTACAAGGCAATTCTCGTAGCCGGAGCGATTGCAACAGTACCGGTAGCAATTCGCGCGATGAACCCAAAAGACGCAGCATTCGGCGTTGGAGCAGACCTGCTCACAGTCGAACTAACAAAATTGGCAAAGCCAACTACAAAGAAAGCAGCTGCCAAAAAGTAAAAAAATTTAATAGCAAAAAACCCCTGATTAACGGAGAAGTAGTCAGGGGTTTTTGCATGTCGTAACGGGTAAGTTCACGAAATCCTTGCTAGACTTTGCACTAGGAGGCTCACATGGCATTAGCGGACAAACTAGCAAGCATGAACGGCACATTAAAAGAAAATTATTGCGCTTACAAGGCAATGTACGACTCATTAAAACCCGAAGACCAAAAAGCATTAGACGAGGCATGGGCTAAAGGCTATTCAGCAAACGTAGTATTAAATGCGTTGCGCTCCGAAGGAATCAAAAGCAGCAACGAGTCAATCAGACGTCACAGAATGGGAGCGTGCAAATGTCCAAAGAAAACAAAATAGACGGAATACTGGATGAGCGCCAAGCAATTTACGGAGACGCACATCGTAATTTCGCACTCACCGGAAGAGTATGGGGAGCGTTGCTATTTATGGATGACATTCCTGCATGGAAGGTAGCGTTGATGCTAGACGCTTACAAGTCTGTGCGCTGCATAGCAAACCCGGCGCATGACGATTCATGGCAGGACAAACTGGGCTACACAATACATGGCCGAGAGATTGCGATGACAGATGAGCCTTAAAAAAGCGCTCGACGAATTACCGGAAGACATTGAAAGCGGAGACGTAGCAGAGCTGCGCAGGGCGCTTATGCGTACCCAAAAGAAACTGATGGAGACTAAGCAAAAGGTAGATGACCTAGTCGCAGCGACACACACAGCTGCATACGACGCAACGCTTTCATTCGGCAAGATAACACCGGTGGCGGAACCGAAAATTGGCAAGAGCAATAAAAAACCGGAAGTAGCGCTATGGCACATGACCGACTGGCAAGGCGCAAAGAAGACACCTAGTTACGACAGCCAAGTAATGCGCAAACGAGTATTAGAATTCGCGGACAAAGCGGTAAGAATTACAGAAATACACAGAGCAGACCACCCGGTAGATGAAATATTTATTCTATTCGGCGGAGACATGATTGAAGGGTTATTTAATTTCCCCGGCCAAGCGTTCGAAATTGACTCAACGCTATTCGAGCAATACGTAAACGTAAGCCGGCTATGCGTAGATGTAGTTAGATACGCGCTCGCTAATTACAAAAAGGTAACAGTAGTACCGGAGTGGGGAAATCATGGCCGGATTGGAAGCAAGAGAGATAACGTACCGCGCTCAGATAACTTCGACAGAATGTGTTACGAATTAGCAAAACAATTATTACAAGGGGAAAAAAGATTAACGTGGCAGGATTGCCCAGAAGACATACAAAGAGTAGAGATAGGCAATTACCGGGCGCTACTAATTCATGGAGACGAAGTAGGGCGTAACGGATTTGCCTCACCCGGAGCAATCGTGCAACACGCTAACAGATGGCGCAGCGGGGCATACGGCTGGGAATTCAGAGACGTATACATCGGGCATTACCATACGCACGCAGAATGGGCGATGGCTAATGGATTGGGAGCGGTGTATCAAACCGGAAGTACGGAAAGCGAAAACAGATACGCCGGAATAAACCTCGCAGCGAGCGCAACGCCGTCACAGAGATTGCACTTTATTGACCCGGTAAAAGGCCGCGTCACAGCTGGGTATAAAATATGGCTAGACTAATGGACAAAACATTGGCAATACAATTAGCAGAGCAACGCAACAACGGCAATCTTCACCGGAGGAGGCTGGGGCGGAAAGCCTTAGTCTAAATAAGTAAGCCAAGATTTACCGGCAGTATTCTGCAAAGCGACCTGAACAGAGCCGCCGGAATAAATGTCATATTGCATAGCGACCTTTACGGCTTGCTCAACAATTTCTACGGCCTCTTCCCAATCATCTACCTCATGCAAACCAAGAGCATGAGCCGCGCCGAGCGCTAACTCCATACCGGAGCCGGTAACGTAAAGGCGATTAGAAGTACGCTCAACGCCATAGACCTCATCTACAAGGTACAACACGCCATTAGCGGCAATTAAAAACTCATTATCGTGGGAGGCAACGTCGCCATCATCTTTCATGTCGTAGCCATTGACTATAAAAGATTTACGCAAAGCTGGCACGAAGGTATTAACCATAAATCTATCAAGGTTGGAACGGGGAGGAGCGGGAGGAGCAAAGGCGTGCTGAATAAGATTCATGCCTCGGACTAAACCGGCAGCGGATACAAGGTACTTACCGTTCTGCGCAATTTTACCCATTGGAGAGCAGTCAGCTGAAAGGTGGTAAGAAGTGGTTTGCGTATCTCCGGCGATTAAACACCAATCATCATGCTGGACTGCGATAAGGGTTGTCATGGGGTAATCCTCTCATACGACACGCAGAAACTCAGATTACGAAACAAGCGACATATTACAGAAAGTAAGGCAAGATTAGCGCCAACAGGTTCCGACTGGGAACCCAAAACGAAAGAAGGCATAAAAAATGGCTGGAAAATTTGACCTCGAATCATACGAGACAGTTGAAAGCAGATTAGTTAAATTCTGGATAGACCACCCGAACGGCAGAATCTTTACGGATTTGGTATTCCATGATGAAAGACGATTCATCGTAAAGTCAGAAATTTATTTCGACAAAGATGACGTAAACCCTACAGCAACAGGATACGCGGAGGAAATTGTCGGAGCGTCACCGGTGAACCGAACATCGGCACTCGAAAACGGAGAGACGTCGTCAATCGGCCGTGGCCTAAGTAACTGCGGATACGCTTCGCAAGGAAAGCGACCTAGCCGCGAAGAAATGGAAAAAGTTGAGCGATACAGCAAAGAGCCGCGCAAACCGGTTACAGCTGCAAAGACATGGAGCGCCGAAGAGTTGGCAATAGCAAAGATGGCAATTAGTGAAGCGATGATTGCTAATACGTTAGACGAAGCAAGAAAGATTTGGGATACGCACAAAACTATTCTTGACGCACCGGTAGAAGGCACTACATTAAAAGACGCGCTCAATGCAAGAGTAGGACAAATAGCATGAGCGATTTAATGCTACCGCTGACACCATACGCAGGTACAAGCGGCTGGAAAGGAAGCGACGCAAGCTGGCAGCGAGCAATAGAAGAAGACGCTAACGGCAATACATCGCGCAGACAGAGGACAAGCCTTTACCGGGTCATGACGCAGGGCGAACGCGGATTGACATGGAAAGAATTAAGCGAGATAGAAAACTGGCACGCAGGTCAATGCTCTAGTTCACTTTCTATTTTACATAAAGAAGGTTACATCTACCGACTAAAAGAAAAGCGTAACCGCTGCTCTATTTACGTCACAGAGGGAAACATCAACGGAAGAGAAATATCTGAGCGCAAGGTGAGAGACACCTGCAAGCATTGCGGAGGAGAACTATGAGCGACAAGACAAAGAAATTCGAACCGCAAATCGGTTGGATAGTTACTATCAATCATCAGCAAGTAAGTGTGCTGCGATTGGCAGAAACATTAGACATGGAGCCGGCAAAGGTAGCGCGAGCGCTAGACGAAGCTGGATACACACTCAGCCCGGATACATTTAACATTTCAAATGACGTGGCTAAGTTGCTGGAATACGAAAGCAAAGTAACAAAACCGAATCTAAAGGTCGCTCCTACTATGGCTGATGTAGCAGAAAGCGTCACAGAGCTGGACGAGGAGCAAATGGCAAATGAATAACGCAGTAGTCACTCCGGCGCAAGTCGAAAAAAGACTTTATGACCTAAGCAAAGAAATTGACGAAAGCCATAACGAATTAGTCGAGATAGAAAGTCATTACACATCTTACAAAGCGCAATACGAAATTGCGATTGCAAGAAGCAGAATGGAATACAGCATGAAATCATCTCCAACAGGAAAAAATTACACTGTGCAGCAAGTCGAAGCGCTAGCACTTATGGCAAATGAAGAGCTGCACATACGAGTAGCAATGGCCGAGGCGCAAGTAAAAGCTGCCCGGGCTAACGCTGCACGCTTAAAAATGCAAGTAGAGATTGCGCGCAGCATTGGAACGTCGGTGCGCTCCTCGATGGAGGCGTTATGAGCAAAGATACAAAAACAGTAAGGTGCGCTCATTGCAGTAAAGAATACGCAATCGCTGAAAAAGAAATACGGGCGATTAACTATTGCTGGGAGTGTAAATGAGCGAAGAGAACAAAGATAAATTAACGGCAGATTTATCACAGCCATTTATTGACGCATACAAAAAAACGCACCCGGAATTAACCGAGGCGCAAATACGAGAGGCACTAAAATTATTCGGACAAATGCATGACTAACTTAAACGAACTATTGAGCAAGAGCCTCAACGCCTACGACAAAAACCGAGACCGAAGCAAGCAAGTCGAAATCGGTCCATCAAGCATTGGAGGCTGCCGCCGGCAGGTGTATTACCAGCTGCAAGAAGCGCCGAAGACAAATCCGGATACGGAAGCGTTAGCGGCCATACTAGGTACATTTATCCATTCCGGAATTGCCGACGCAATCAAACGAGAAGACCCGTTCGGGGATAACTTTCTAATCGAACAGGCGTTCGAATACGAAGGGTTAAAAGGCCATTGTGATTTATTTATTAAAAACATCGGCCTAGTCGTAGATTGGAAAACGACAAAGAAGAAGAGCCTACGATACTTCCCGAGCGACCAGCAAAGATGGCAAGTGCAACTATACGGATACCTGCTAAGCAAAAATGGGTATGACGTAAAAGAAGTGTCATTGGTTGCAGTACCGCGTGACGGAGAAATGGCGGAGATACGCTCGCACCGGGAACCTTACGACGAGGCGGTAGCGTTAACGGCGTTGGCGTGGTTAAATGAAGTAAAGGCAAAGGCAGCTGCAAACGAGCCGCCGGCTCCGGAGAAGTGGTCGGGGTTTTGCGCTAACTACTGCAATTATTACGACGCGACTGGAGAAACGGGATGCCCGGGTACAGCGAAATAGATTGGGGGAAGGCGGAGTGCAGGGGCGCTCCGACTAACCTCTTTTACATTGTGGAAGAAACGAGGATGATTCCACAGCTGATACGGGCTAACACGCTAAGAGGAGTGTGTGGAGCGTGCCCGTTAATACTAGAATGCCTTGCATACGGAATGGAACATGAAAATTACGGCGTGTGGGGCGGCTTATTAACAAAAGAAAGAAATGCCATAAAAGTAAGGCAAGATTCACCGCTGGCAAAAAACGCAACGCAAGCGCTACAAGATTTAGGAATTTCAATAGAACAAATAGAGGCGGTAGTGAATGAGTATCAGAGTAATGAGCGAAGTGTGGAGAACGAATTTACCGACTACAGAGAAAATGATTTTGTTAGTAATAGCAGACCACGCTAGTGACGAAGGGGATAACGCGTGGCCTAGTCAGCAAACGATTGCGACGCGAGCAAGCTGCAACGTGCGAACAGTCCAGCGGACAATAAATGAGCTGGTGTCAAAAGGTTACCTTTGGGTTGAAAAGCGCGGAGGCGGGTCGGCTAACTGCCGGGATGACCGGCGGCCACATCGTTATACAGTCGTAATGAGTAAGTTACGGGGCGACAAATCACCGGCTCGCAAAGAAGTACGACCCGACATTGACGACATGAACGACCCGGCAATCACGACGTCTACGACCCGGTTCTCACGACCTATGAAACACCCTATAGAAACACCCATAGAAACACCCAATACGTTTGATTTATTTTGGAAGGAGTTTCCAAGAAAAACAGCAAAGGGAGCAGCCCGAAAAGCGTGGGAAAAACTGACGGCCGAAATGCAAGAAGCGGCGATTGCAGGGGCGGCTAGATTCGCAGCTGACCCGAACCGAGACGAGACGTTCACTCCTCACCCGGCAACATGGCTTAACGCAGAGAGATGGCTAGATGAACCTCTACCACCCCGCAAACTGACTCCAGAGGCTCTCAAAGCGCAGGAAATGGTCGCGTCTAGGGAAAGGGCAGCCCGGGAAGCAGAGGCCGCTAAACGGCTCACAGAGCTGGATGAGAGGGCAAGGCAAAACGCAGTACCTATGCCGGAGTACGTCAAAGATTTATTGCGGCGCGTATAGGTTGCTCACATTATCCGTAAGGGTTACACTTATACGTAATCTCAACTCCAAGAGGGAGGTGAATACATGGCATCACTCGTAGCAACAGAGGCGGCCAAGCTGCAATTCGGCGACCGCATAATTATTAACTCGAAACGTTGGACGATAAAAGGAATTATGGGTCCGGACTCAATCGGTACTTATGATTTATATTTATTGGACGATGAATACACAGCTGGAACAGCAATCGTAAATGGCTTAGTCACAATAGAGGCGTGATTGAGTTTCGAGTAAATGGATTACCGGTTCCGCAAGGAAGCATGAAGGTAATTAACGGAAGAGTGTTGCACTCGCAAGGCTCCGCACTCGCAGTATGGCGCTCCACGATTGCGTGGGAAGCGACACTAGCCGGCTGCAAACCCGAAGAAGGCGCGATGAAATTAACGCTGCTATTTATTATGCCGCGACCTAAAACAGTAAAGCGAGCGCAGCCAAGTGTTGCACCGGATTTAGATAAACTGACAAGAGCTGCGATGGATTCATTAACGTCGGTGGCTTACGAAGATGACGGACAAGTAACTGAAATACATGCAATGAAGATTTACGGAGGCACTCCCGGACTCGAAGTGCGTATCGAAAAAAAATAAAAATAAATTAAAAATAATTGCCACAATGGGCGACAAATTACAAACAGTAAGGCAGAATTAGCCCTAACAGAGACCAGCAAGGTCTCCCAACCGAAGGGCAAACAAATGACAAACTACGAAAAAA